TTAAATTAAATTTAGTAGAAAAAGTAAGTTTTCTTTTATTATTTTTTTGTCTTTTATGATTAGAATGAAATTTTCGTTTAGGTTTTTGGAGTCTTTAAAGAGCTTGTTGTCGTACTTTGATTTAAAGACTTTTGCTTTTGTATTGTTTTCGATTATTCCGTTTTCTAATTCCAATTCGACTTTTATTTCATCAGAATTGCTTGTTATATTGTAGTTTTTTTGATGAAAATTTATGTTTTTCTTTTCTGTATTTGTAAGTCTTGTAACAAGATTGTTCTTTTGAAGATAAATTGTTTTTATCGTTCCTGAAAAGTTTTTGTTTTTTATCGTCAAAATTTTATCCAAAATATTTTTTTTGTATTCATAAATGTAGCTTAAAACTTTAAGGTCGATATAATTATGATAAATCAACTTTGATAGCATTTCTTTGTCTTTAAGCTCCTGATACATTTGAAAAATTTTCGGCATTTCCTCTTGGTTTACATGGTCGTGAACGTCAAGACCCAATCTTTTTCCTAAATTTATCGCTTTAAGACTTGGTTCATCAAGAAAAAAGTTTAATTTTTGAAATTGTCTATAAATATCCACATTTTCAAAACTATTTTGAGCAATATTGTATTTTTCCATTTTTTTTCTAATGAAAGGAAAATCAAACCTATCTCCATTATATGAAATAACTTTTTTAGAATTTAAAACTTCATTAACTTTTAAAATAAGCTCTTTTTCTTCGCTCTCATCTTCGATATAATATTGGGAATAAATTAGCTCATTACCTTTTTTTTCACAAATTCCAAACATATACATAAAATCTTTAGTTCTGCTAAGACCTGTCGTTTCTATATCAAATAAAATATAATCTTTAAAATCAGAATCTGTCTTTTCAATATTCTGGACTTTTTTCATAATTACTCCTTTACTAAAATAATTATATCATATTTCCATTTTGATAAATTTAAAAAGGTAAATATGATGAAATAAATATTCTTTTACACAAGAAATGTAAATTCATATTTATTTTAACATAAAAGTAAGCGAAAAGGAATAAATTTTTCAAAAGTTTTAACCGAAAGTATATTAAAAATGTAATAAGCCTTATTAGTTAAGGATAGTAACACAAAAAGCAATTATCAAAAATGATAGTTGCTTTTTTAATGCGAGAGTGATTAAAAATATTACACAAAAAGTGCAAAATATACTATAAAATGTGTTGAAAGCTTTATAATTATAGGGTATAATATAAGTACATTAGATAGTTTATTTGTGTGAAAAAATAAATAAGGTTAGGAGGTTAGTATGGCTACAAAGAGTTTTACAAGTGAATTGAAATTTAATAGAAAATCAGTAGACAATCTTTTAAAAGCATTAGATAAGGATAGTAAAGCAAAAGTTGTAAATGTTAAATCTTCTAATGTTAGTAATACCGAAGATATAAGAAAGATGTTTGTTAAAAAATAATATGGAATTTAAAATAATTTTACTACAAGATCTTTTAGATAGTTTAGGGGATTTGGAAACTGATAGAATATTAAAAACTTTTAAAAGCATTCCATCGGATAAAATAAATGATGTTGAATGCTTTTTACATGATAAAGCTATACAATTTGAAAAATCGTCAATTTCTACAACTCATTTAGTATTTAAAAATTCAACTCTTGTTGGATATTTTTCTTTAGCTAACAAAAAGCTAATTATTGGAGATAAAAATTATAAAAAATTGTCAAATAATCAGAAAAGAAAATTATGTAAAAAGGGTGAAAAATTGGAAAATGGTTCTTATTATATAAATAGCTATTTAATCGGACAATTAGGAAAGAATTATTCAAATAGTTTAAACGGAGATGCTATAAGCGGAAATGAATTATTAACTTTAGCTTATAATACTTTGTTAAAAGTAAAGAGTTTAATTAGTGCAAGATATGTATGGCTTGAGTGTGAAGATAATCCTAAATTAATTAGTTTTTATGAAAATTTTGGATTTACTTTAATTCCAGAGTTTGAATCGACTAATGGATTAAAGGTTCTTATTATGAAATTAAAATAAAATAAAAAAATTAAGCAATTATCAAAAATGATAGTTGCTTTTTTAATGCAAGAAAGGAAAAAATGAAATTAGTTTTTTTCTTTTTTATTTAAGCACAAAAAAAGCTCGATTTCTCGAGCTTTGGTGCAGGAAATTCAGTACCATTTATAAACCCACGTTCACTGGTGGGACAATGTTCGACTAGTTTTAGTCTTATTGTTAGTTTTCCTTTTTTATATTTTAATTTTTCAATAAAGAATTTTAAAATTATTTGTTGTTCGCTAATTGAAAAATTTTCAAGTTTATCATATTTGTTTAAAAATTTTATGATTGAATTTATATCAATTTTATTTTCATTTGCTTTTGATTTTAGAAGTTCATTTTGTAAATTAAATTTTTTTAATTCTAATTCTTCAACTTTATTTTTAACGGATATAGAGTTAGACCCGGTTAGAATAAATTCAATACAATTATTAATTTGTTTTTCAATTTCTTTTATTTCATTTTCTAATTTTGATTTATCAACATTTGTTTTTTTGTTATCTAAATATATTTTTATTCTTTCAGATAATGTCTTTTTGTTTTCTTCTGAAAATATAGCTTCATTAAATGCAGTATAAAAATCTTCTTCCAAAAAGTCGGTTCTTATAGATTGTTGACTGCAATTCTTGTTTACGCATCTGTAATAGTGATATATTTTGCCTTGATTGTTTTTTCGTACAGTTCCTTGTAATCTTTCTCCACATTCGTCGCAGTAGAGGAAAGGCGATAAAACATAGTCCCATTTTGCTTTATTACTTATTTTCTTATTCAATTTTTGACGCTCCTTTACTAATTGCCAAGTATTTTTATCTATTATTGCAGGATTGCCGTTTTCAACGATAATCATGTCCTCTCTATTTTTATGTCTATGAGTGTTTCTTTTTTTATTTTGGAGGTTATAATCTTCTTTGCTAAAAATATAAGTTCCGATGTAACGTTCATTAGATAGCATTTCATAAAGAGTAGTAGATTTAAAGCTATTTCCTTTAACTGTTTTGTAACCAAGAGAATCAAGTTCATTTATTATATCAGTATATGATGAACCTTTTGCAAATCTATCAAAAATCAATCTTACTGCTATTGCTTGATATTCATTAATAATATAATTTTTATTTTCATCTATTGAATAACCGAAGAGGGGAACTCCACCATTAAACTTTCCTTTATAAGCATTTTCGTAGAGACCTTTTTTAACCTCTCTTGATAAATTTTTAGAAAAATATTCACTCATTCCTTCGAGTACAGATTCTAAAATTACACTCTCCGGACTATCATCTAAATTTTCTAAAACAGAAATAACTCTAACATTTTTTTGACTTAATTCTCTTTTGTAAATAGCACTATCATACTTATTTCTTGAAAATCTATCTAATTTATGTACAATTATAAAATCAACCTCATCAGCAAGTTTTATCATTTCCTGGAACTGTGGTCTATTATCCGTTGTGCCGGAAATTCCCTCATCAGCAAAAGTATTTACTAAAAATATTTTATTTCTTGAGCAATAGTCTTTAATTGCTCTAAATTGTGCATCAATACTTTCTTCTCTTTGCATATCTGTTGAAAAACGAGCATAAGCAAAAGCCTTTTTCATTATAACACCTCCTTATTGTTAATTAAAAGGCACAGTATGTACTGTACCTTTGATTTTATTTTTTTATTTCAAAAATGTGTTTTCCAAGTTCTTTACCTGAAATTCCTTGAGTAGCTTTTAAAGTAACTGGGGTTATATCATCAGATAATTCATAAGCGACAGCGTTTTTAACTGTTCCACCTTTTTTTATTTTTGCCATTTGAGTATTTAATAGAGTTTTATCTGGATGTGATGCTACTTGAAGTTCATTAACCATATCTTTACTATTATCTTGAACAGCACTAAAAACAGCCATCCATGCAGTTGTTGGGTCTAATTCTTTATCGGATTTATTTGTAGTATCATACCAAAAAGCTATAACAGGTTTTGAACCATATTCATTTCCTTTTTCTCCAACTTTTATAATTTTAGTTTCAGTAATTACAATTTTTAAATCATTAATTTCAACAGTCTTTCCATCAAATCCTATTTTCTTTTCTTCTTTTTGTTCTTTTTTCTTTTCTTCAACTTTTGTTGTAGATTCTTTAGTTTCTTCTTTCTTAGTTTCTTGCTTTCCGCAAGCTACTAACATTGTACTTGCTAACAATAGCATTAAAAATCTTTTTTTCATTTTTTCCTCCTAAAAATTAAATTTATATTAATTATAGTGAAACACCATAATATACAACCTTACCTAAAATTTCAGGTACACTCATTCCATCTTCCATATCGCTAAATTTATAAACATTATCTTTATGGTGAGGGTTTGTACTATGCGGTCTAAATACGACACAATCATCTTTTTTAATAAACTCTTTTATACTCCAACTATCCTCATAAGAATACATTACTATATCTCCGCTTTCAACATTTTCATAAGGTAATAATTTTTGAATTATAACTAAACTATATTCAGGAATTATTTTATCCATACTGTCGCCACGTGATTTTATAGCAACTAAATTTGACTTACCCGCTATATCTCCAAGTATGGCGTTAGGTAATTCTATTTCTTTAACTTCTATATCTTGTGAGTATTCTGGCATAATAGGACTGCTACAATTCACACAAATATTATCATAAAATAACATTGATGTTGTTGGAATTTCTATTGTATTTTCTTTTGAATAATCTACATTTACGTTTGGGGTTCTTATATCACTTCTACCTTTTAAAAAATCTAAATTAACATTAAAGTAATCTGCGATTAATTCAAAAGTATCTATATCGGGAGTTCTTTTTCCTTGTTCATACATAGAAATGGCTGAAGGAGATAGATTTAGTTTAGTACAAAGTTCCTTTTGCTTTAAGCCTTCTTCCTCTCTTAATTGTTTTAAAATATCTTTAAATTTCATAAAATCAACTCCTTTATGTTATTATATTACACTTTACGTGAAAAGGCAATAGTTTTTTTAAAAAAATTCACAAAAAGCGTTGACAAAATTTACTAAACGTGTTATCATAAAATCACACAATAGGTGTTTTAATTTTAGAAAGGAGTAGTTATGAATAATTTTAGTGAAAAATTGAAAGAATTAAGGATAGAAAAAAATCTTACTCAAGAAGAGTTAGCAAAAATAATAGGTGTTGGAGTTTCAGCTATTTCAATGTATGAACAAGGAAATAGAGTACCGAGAGATGAAATAAAAATAAAATTGGCTAAATTTTTTAATAAAAGTGTAGAAGAAATTTTTTTTGTAAATTAAAAACACGATTGGTAAATTTTTGATGAAGGAGAAAGAGATGGAAGAAAAAAATAATTTTAAATATGAAGATTTTTTAAACAAAATAAATGAATTAGAAATAAAATCAAATGATTATGAAAAAGAAGTAGAAAAAGAAATAAGGATATTGTATAAAGAATTTTTAAAAGATTGTAAAACATATAGTGATTTTTATGAAAAGATTAGATATTTAAAAACAGTAATTTATGATAAAGAATATTTTTTAACAGATTTTAAAAGAGAGTTGTTTTTAAAATTTGAAACTATAATAGAAAAAACAATTAAAAATGCAAAAATACCTTTTGAAAAAGGTATTTAAGCAAAATTATAAAAATTTTTTTTGAAACATAACAACACCCCCTTTCAAGCTAATTATAGCACAAAGGGGGAGAGGGACAAAAGGAGTAAAAGCAATGACAGAAATATTATTTGAGGGAAGTTTTTTAGATGCTGCACTTGATGATTTAGCAGAAATGCTTGCAGAAAAGTTTGAGAGGGAAGTTCTAAAGGAAAATGAAGAAAAATGAAAAAAGGCAAAGAGTATAACAGATATATTGACGACTGTGGATATATTGCAAAGGGTCAAAGAGTAGTAATTCATTTTGATGGTTACGAATATGAAATCGGAAGAGATAAGAACTTTGGGAGTTTATATGCAAATGTGATTTTAGAAGATGATAAAGAGATATATCCAGGTACTTTAGAACTTTTAAAAGTACATAAAGGTATTACATACAATAAAGTCCATAATGGGAAAAGAGTTATAGGCTTTGATTGTAATTTTAGTAGCGACTATGTACCTTATCGAGAAGAAAATCACGCAAGGTCAAAGTATAAGGATATGGCTTATGTAAAGCAAGAGGTCAAAAAACTAATCAGAAAACTAAAAAGAGCAGGGATAAGATGAATAAGTTGAAAAAAGAACAAAGAACACTTAAGCAATTAGGTTGGAAGATATACAAGAAGAGAAGACACGAGATTATTTATTCAAAACATAATAACAATACTTTAATAATCTTAAATAGAGATAGTGAAAGTGTATCTTTTAAAGATGTTCATTCTTTAACTTTCGAAGAAATGGAAGCAATTAAAATGGCACGTGTAGAATTTTTTATAGGAGAATTTGTCAAAAGAGAAATAAAGGATAACAGGAAACAGATTGAAGAGGATAAAAAACGATTAGCAGAGAAGATATGGAACGAGCAAAGGATGAAAGGTTTGATTGGGAGATAGGAGAGGAGAGGAGAAAAGAAATGGTAAAGACTTATGATGATTTTTGCAATTCAACAAGTTTAGACAGATTTGTTGATTATAATAATAGAGAAGAAAGCACAATAACTAGAATATCAAAATTGGTTGAGAGTGAAACGATAGAAGATGAAGATATAAAAGCTGAAGATAAAATCGAAAGTGAAAATAGTATTCTTTTTAGAGGTTGTATGTATGGAATGCTTGTTGCATTTGCGATAATGCTTTTTGCAATGAATTTTATAAAAGAGCTTATGTACTAGGAGAGGAATTTATGAATAGTGTAGTTTTAATTGGGAGATTGGTCAAAGAACCGGAACTAAGATATATACAAGGGTCAGATAATGCTTATTGTAGATTTACATTAGCAGTTGACAAGGGAATGTCTAAGGAAAAGAAACAAGAAGCAGAACTAAATAATAGACTGACAGCTGATTTTATAAATATAGTTGTTTGGGGAAGGCAAGCGGAGAATTGTCAAAAATATTTACAAAAAGGAAGAAATGTAGCAATTCAAGGAAGACTTCAATCAGGAAGTTATACTGCACAAGACGGAACAAGAAGATTTGTTACAGAAGTTTGGGCAGAAAGAGTTCAATTCATTGACTGGGGAGAAAAGGACGAAAAAGAAAAAGAAGATGACCCATTCTCCGGTTGGGATTTAGGATTAACAGAAGCTAAAGACGAAGAAGTACCATTTTAGACAAGCAAAAGGAGATAAGTATGAAAAACAAATTAGCAGACTTAAATAATCATTTATTTTTAGAACTTGAAAGACTTAATGATGAAGAGTTGACAGGAGAAGAATTAGCCGAAGAGATTAAAAGAGCAGAAAGTATTACAAAAATAAGTAATGCGATTATATCAAATGCAAATGTAGTTTTAAGAGCAGTTCAAATAAAGGGAGAACATTGTGGCTTAAAAGAAAATGACTTAAAGATGCTTGAGTAATGTTATGAAAAAATATAGAAAATATACACCCGAAGCAATAGAATTTATAAAACAAAATTACGAAACTATGAGATGTAAGGAAATGGTAAAGATTTTAAATGAAGAATACAGTCTTAATATAAATATTGCAAGTCTTTATAATTTCAAACAAACTAATGGTTTTACCACAAAAATCCCGTGGAACAAAGGTACAAAAGGGCTAACAAGAGGGAACTCCGGAAGTTTTAAGAAAGGTAATGTACCGAAAAACAAAGGAACTAAGGGACTTTCAAAGCCTAATAAAACAAGTTTTAGAAAAGGAAATATTCCGCATAACGCAAAAGAAGTAGGCGCTGAAAGAATAACCAAAGACGGATATATCGAAATAAAAGTAGCAGAGCCTAATAAATGGAATTTAAAGCATAGAGTTATTTATGAAAAACATTTCGGAAAAATTCCAAAAGGAAAGATTATAGTTTTTTTAGATAGGAATACTCAAAATTTAAACTTAGATAATTTAGAGTGTATAACAAAATATGAAAATTTAATTATGAATAGCAGAGGTTATTACTCTACAGATTCTGAAATTACAAGAACAGGATTAAATGCAGTAAGGTTAGAAATCAGTATAAAAAAAGAAAAAAGGAGAAAAAATAATGAATCCAACTACAGCAAAGAAATTAATGATAGCAGAAAGTAGTATTTTTTATAATGGTGTTGAATATGAAAAAATTCAATCTCTTATTTTTAAAAAAACTGAAAACGGAATTAAAGCGTGTGCAGAATTAATAGACAAGAGTAAAAATTCTTTAACAGTAGCTTTTTTAAAAGATATAAAATCAGAAGAAAATGAGGATAAAGAAAAAATTGCTATTGATGATTTGTATTTTGACGGATTACAAAGTGAATTTAAAAGAAATGCTCTTCTTTGTATAAATAGTCTTGGAATATCAAATTATAAACTGGCATTAACAGAAATTAGAGCAATAATAAGTGTTATTACTGATTTGGAATATGCACTTGAGCAAAAAGTAGAAAATAAAAAAGAGTAAAGAAAAAAGCACTTTTTTAAGTGCCTTTTCAGTGGTATTGTTTTGCAGGTCAATGCGAAAACATTTAACATTTAGTTAATATTATTATACCACAATTTGTTGAAAAATGCAAGTAAAATACACAAAAAGAGGGAATTTTTAAAGCCTCTTTTGTGAGCTTGTAAGGGGTATTATCTTTTCGACCATACATAAAAATAGAAAAGTAAAAAGTATAAAAATATAGGTGGTATTATGAATGAGCATTTAGGATTTAGTTTTATGAGAGAAAAGAAAATATTCTGTGGAGATAATTACTTAGAAGTTGATATTTATCCAATGACAATTCCACGAAAGAGAAAAGGGAAGAGGTCAAAGAAAGAAAAAGAGAGTTTACAAAAGCAAAAGAATTTAAACGATAAAAATGCAAAGAGAAGATTTGTTCAAATAGCAGAAAGCAATTTCGGAGAGGGAGATTTGATTTTACATTTAACATATAGTGATGAAATGTTACCTAAATCACTTGAAGAGTTAGAAAGAAATGTTCAAAATTTTTTAAGAAGATTAAAAAGGCTTAGAAAAAAATTAGGAAAAGAAGACTTGAAGTATCTACTTGTAACATCATATACAACAGAAGAGGACGAAAAGTACGTTGATAAAGTAAGACCACATCATCATCTAATCGTGAACGGTAATATAGATAGAGATTTGGTCGAGGACTTATGGAGAAAGAAAAGGGAGAAAGGAGAAAAGAAAGGAAAAAGGTATGGATATGCAAATGCTCAAAAGGTGCAATATGATTTTGTAGAGGGGATAACAAGAGTTAGTCAGTACATAGTTAGAAATTTAACTCAAAAAAGAAAATGGACTTGTAGTCAAAACCTAAGAAGACCCGAAAGTCGTACTAACGATTACAAGTACAGTAAAAGAAAGATTGAAAAACTTATAAGAGGTGGATTTGACAAAAAGTATTGGGAAAAGCAATATCCGAACTGGGAAATTAGAGACATGCTAAATGGATATGAAGCGGTTTACAATGAAATTACCGGTTGGAGTATATATTTGAAAATGAGGAGAAAGGAGTGATTTTTTGAAAATAGATGACGAAAAACTGATTAGAAAGAGAAGAAGTGCAATAAATAATGCACAAGGGCGTTTTTTTGAAGAGCAAGTTGAAAGAGCTTGTAATTATTACAGAGAGAAAGGGATAGCAAATATTAACAAAACACCTGAACCTTTTAGAGTTTTGAAAAAAAATCAAGGAGGAAGATTTATAGGGCAATTCATAAAAAGAGCAGAACCTGATTTTAAAGGAGTATTTATGACGGGACAAGCGATAGTTTTTGAATGCAAATATACAAGTAAAGATAAAATACAAAAAAGTGTATTATCAGAAAATCAAAATAAAGAATTAGAAAGAAATAGTAATTTAAAATCAATAACTGCAGTTTGTATATGTTTTGCAGAGGGACTGCAAGAAAGATATTTCTTTGTACCTTTTGAGATTTGGAAAGATATGGAAAAGCGTTTTGGAAAGAAGAGTGTAACTGCAGATGATTTGAAAGAATTTGAAGTATTTTATAGATATAGCAGAGGAGTAGATTTTTTACAACATATAAAAATTGTAACAAAGAATAATGATTAGGAGGGATTTATGCAAAAAGAATTGATTTTGAATTTTGGAGCATTAGGTGGGACAATAAAAGAACAATTAAAAGAACAAGGGTTTAAAATAAACAAATATGCTATTAATTTTGAAAAAATAAGAGATAGCATAAATATGTTATACCTACATGGTTATATTTCAGAAAGTGAAAAAGAAAAGAAATTCCAAAAATTATTTAATGCAATAAAAAAACAGATAAAAATAGAGGTGGAATAGATGAAATTTATATATAAATTAACTTATGAAAAATTAGAATTAGGAGCAGGAGAGTGTGATTATGAAAAATATTTTTTAAGTTTTATGAAAATGAAAAAATTTTTAAAAACAAGAGGAATTTGGATTTCTAAAGGAACAAGAAGTATAACAGGAAATGGAAGTATTTATATTATTGAGAAAATTGAGGTGGAGTAGATGAAACGTTATAAACTAAAACACAAATATTTGAAAGGTTTTGAATTTTCAAATTATAATTATCTAAATTATGATAAAGTACAAGAACAATTTTGTTTAGAAAGTGAAGAAGAAACAGAAGATTATCAAACGATATTTAGTGATGAAGAAATAGAAAAATTAGTAGAAAAATGGCTTAATCTACTAGATTGGATAATGGAAGAGGTGGAGTAGATGAAAAAAATATCAAAAAAAGCGGTTGAGATAGTAGAGAAATACGGTTGTATTGATAAAATTGTAGGGGAAGAATGGGAATATCTATTTAAAACAAATAGATAAATTATATCCTGATTTTGCAGTTGACAGCAATATTTGGAATATGAAAATAACAGAAGAATATTTCGGAGAATTTCAGCAAGACGGACAATACTGTTTACAATCAACGATTGGAGAATCAGAGGATTGTTTTAGAGGAATTTATTATTTTCCAACAACGGATGGAAGATATTTAGCTGTAATGCGAAGAAATTTAATAAATAAAAATAGTTAGCAATAACAACGTTTACACTAAAAGGAGAATTTAAAATGTTAAAAGATTTGATTAAAAAAGCACAAACGCAAAATTTAGATGATGAAAATATTAAGAAAGAGTTATTAGAATATGTTGTTGATGACGAAACAACAGATGAGGATATAGTACAAGCTTTAATCGAGATTGAAAAAAGAGGAGTAAACAATATAACAACTGAATTTGATAATAATTTCAAAATAAAAATAAGTTGTTATACAGAGCCGTTTAAAAGTATTAAAATAGAGATTTTATCAAGATTAGATAAATGGCACTTTTATAATTTAATAGGTTCTTTTGTATATGATTTTGATAGTAAAAAATTCTTTGTTAAACCTCATAACGATAAGAAATGTGGTGGTTATAGAGATACAACAAAAGAAAATTTACTAGAGATGAGAAGAATTTGTAAATGGATATGTAAAGACTCAATTCAAGTTATGATAAGAACAAAATTAGGTGAGTTACTGTAATGTTAATAAATAACTTAAGTGAAAGGGAATATCTAACAAGATACGAGGTAATGCAGTTAGTTAGTAATCTGAACAAGTTAGATGTTCATAAATTTATGACGATACTGGAAGTTGTTAGACCAGAGCAAAAACTGTATAAGACTAGATTAATACTTGATACAGTAAAATACACAAGGAGAATACAAAATGACTAGAGAAGAAGCGTTACAAAAATTACAAAATTTCTATAATTGGTATAATGATGACGAGTTTGATTTTGATAAAGAAAAAGAAATCAAATACGATAATGATTTAAAAAATATAATTGAGTATTTAAGGCAACCTACTAAATTAGCAGAGTTTTTAGGTTGGGAGGAAAATGAAATTTATATTCTTTTTAATCTTCCATATATGGTTAAAGATGATGAACTTTGCTTTTTAAATAATGAAAATGAATGGCGAACAGTTAATTGTTATAGAACTTTAACAGAAATTAAACAACGAGCTAAAAAGGTCGAGCTTAAAAAGTTCGAGTGTAAAAAGTATTATTTGAAATTGAAAAAAGAATATGAAAGATTTATTGGCAAACAAACGGAGTTCACTTTTCTTAATTATGGAGAACTTAGGAAAATATACTTTTTGGGTAGTGATAAGTACGATATACTTGATATTCAGGTACAATTTACAGATGAAGAAATAAAAAATATCAAGTTACCAGAGCCTTTAACGATTGATATGTTTGATAAAATTGAGGTGGAGTAGATGAGCGTTATAGCGAAAGAATGCATTGTTGGTTACTATGATAAAGATGGAGAATATAATGAAATTGAATTAAAACAAAATAAAGAATATACTATTTCTTTTAAAGCAAAATTAGAACATACAGATGGAGATTTACTAATATTTAATGCTCATAATTGTATAGAAATAAGTGTTGATGATATCACAGGAATAAACGAGGTGGAGTAGATGAGAGATATAGAAGATTATATAGATGAATTAGAAGATTTAGCTTGGAGCAATGCAGATAGCTATAAAATAAATGAAGTTAGAAATAAAATCACTGAATTATTAAGTAATACAAGGCAAGAAGATTTTAGAGATTGGATAGTTGATAATTGGAGTGAAGTTGAGGAAAGTATATTAAAGGCTATGGTTAAATATTCTAAACAAAAACCATTTACGGGGAGAGAGTTTCAATTAAGGGATATTGTGGACAGGAATGAGCTGAAAGATGAAATTTCGGAGAACTTAAAAAAAGGAATTTTAAATGTAATAGATACTTATAGGGAATAGGAGGTAATAACAAATGAAATTAATAGATATAATATTTTTATTTTTAGGTGGAATAGCACTAGGAATGGCATCTGGGTTTATTCTTGAAAAAATATATTGGGATATTCATTTTAAAAAGCAAGAAAAAATAAGGCGAAAAGAAATAGAACGAAAGCACTTAATAATAGATATAGCAAACGAAGTGGAGAGGAGAATTGTAAATGATAAAAAGGAAAGTTGAAGAATATTTAGGGAAAAATGTTCTTGTAAAAGTAGGAAAAGATGAATATATCGGAGTTTTAGAAAAAGGAACAGGATATGAAACGGGATATTATCATTGTAAAGGCGATAAGAGAGAACATCACTGGTTCAGGAGTTCGCATATAAATTTTATAACATATATATCATTTAAAGATATGTTAAGTGAGTCTTTAAATGATATGTTAAGTGAGGCATAGTAGATGAGAACAATTAGAAAAGACTTAATTGACGAAATAGTGGTAGAAATCAATTTATATAAAAAAAGCGACAAAAGATTAAATATGAAGCAAAGAGAAAAAATGTTAAAGAAAGTAGGATTGAATTTTAAAAAGCCACAAGTTATTTATTTAAGTGGTAAAATCTCAGGAGATAAGAATTACAAAGAAAAATTTGAAAAATACAAAAAGAAATTCACTGCAGAGGGATATATAGTTTTAAATCCTGCTGAAATAAGTTTACCAGAATACTCAAACAGTTGGTATCAATATATGATGGTTTGTTTAAATCTTTTAAAAAATGCAGATATAATTTTTTTACTAGATGATTACAAAGATAGTACTGGAGCATTAATTGAATTAGAATTCGCAAAGAAAATGAATAAAACAATTTGGTATTATGAAGAGAAAGAGAGGTTAAAAATCGTTGGATATAATTACTAGAATGATTTTAAGTATATTATTAATAACAATAGTATATTTTTTAATAGGAGTTTGGGTAGGGGCAAAACAAAAGAATAGTAACGAAAAAGAATCGGATTTTATTAAAGCAATGGGAACGGTGCTAGGAACTAATATAATACTTATTGCTTTGCTAGGAATGATTAAAGCGATAATATATCTTTTTAAGATATTATTTTAGGAGGGATTATGGGTGTATTTACTAAAAGTGTTGAAGAGGATTTGAGGTTATATCCTTTACTTGAAGAGGCTATTCAAAATATAAATGACGAATTGGAATGGATTGAAAACAAACTAGAGGGTGTTGGAAGTTCAAATCCGTCAGCATTTAGAAGTGGCGGTTCAGATTATAATATTGTTGAAAACAGCAGAGCAGAATTAATTACAAAAAAAGAGAAGTTAGCCGATATTTTAAAAGCAAACGAAAAAGAATATATTTTAATAAAAAGGGGATTTAAATATTTAACAGATGAGCAATTAGAATATATTAAATTAAAATATTTTGAAAATAAAAGTTTAAGGGAAATAGCAAGATTAAAATATACTAATAAAAATGATGTTGCAAGTAAACTAAACAAAGCACTTAATAAAATAATTTATACAAGATACGGAAAAGCAAAATAAGGACAAAATAGGGACAAAAAAGCCTAAAATATGTGATATAATATTAGTGTAAAGTAATATAAAGAGCAGACAAGAATTGAGTTTTATAGAACTCACCTCCGAAGACTTAATATAACGCAAACAGAAGAGAGCAACAACAGTTGTTCTCTTTTGGTTTATAAATAAAAAAATTTAAAAAATCTTTAAAAAATACTTGACACGTGCTTAAACACGTGTTATAATATGTATAACAAATAAAGAAAAGAGGTTTTTAAAATTGAACAAAAGAGAGTTGATAAAAATTTTAAAAAAGAACGGCTTTAAACAAATACCAAAAAGAGGTAAAGGAAGTCATGAATGTTGGATAAAAGATGATATACTTTTAACTATACCAAAGCCAACAAGGTCAGATTATGACAAAGGAACATTAGACTCAATATTGAAAGATGCAGGGCTAAAAAAATAGTCCTGCAAAAAATCAATTTTAAAAACGACATAAATTATAAAATATTAGGAGGGGAAATCATGAAAAAAGGAGCGAGAACATATATTGCACTTTTTAAATTTAATGATGGAGTTTATACAATTACATTTCCGGATTTAAAGGGAGCAATAAGTGAGGCAGGAAGTATCGAAGAGGCTATCAGTAATGCTAAAGACGTTTTAGAAGTATGGCTTTTGAATGCTGAAGATTATAGTATAGATATTCCAGTTTCAAAAAGTTTCAAGGAATTAGAAAATTTAGCTACTGGAGAAAAAGATTTTATTCAGTATATAACTGTTGATTTAGATTTGGCAAGAAAAAAAGAAGATAATAGAGCGGTAAAAAAGACGTTGACTATACCGAATTGGTTAAATGAATTAGCGATAAATAATAATATAAATTTTAGTTATATACTGCAACAAGCTCTAAAGAAAGAATTAAATGTTAATTAATAATTAAATATCAATCAATTAAGGCATCTAGTAAGGTGTCTTTTTTGTTGCGATAAAAAGGAACAAAATGAAAAACTTTTATCAAACTAAAAATTGGATAGAGAAAAGAAAAAGGATATTAAGACGTGATGGATATATGTGTATGTGCTGTAAGAGGTATGGGAAGACTACTCAAGCTACAACAGTTCATCATATATATCCTTATGAACTATATCCTGAATTAAAATTAAATAGTTTTAATTTAATTTCACTTTGTGAAAAGTGCCATAATGAGATGCATAATCGCAAAAATCACGAATTAACAGAAAAAGGAAATTTGTTAAAAAAACATATCCCCCCTCTAAAAACTTTATTAAAACAAAGTCCATAAAAACGGTGTCAAAAACTTTTTATATACAAAGGCATTTTTCAGAAAAGGGGGAATGGCTAAAAATACACGTTTTAAAATGTGTATTTTTTTATGCATAAAAAATATTAATAAAATTTGAAATTTCAAAGAAATCTTAAATTTTAAGCATACAAGATTTTTTGAAAAATTTATATAAAAAAATTAAAGAAAAGTTGTAAATTTTTGATTAAAAATATATATATTTTTATCAAAAAAAGATATAAAAATGGAGGGATAAATTTGCAAATTGAGAAAATAAAAATTGAAAATTTGAAAGAGTATGGTAATAATGCGAAAATTCATACTGAAGAGCAAATTAATCAAATTTGCGAATCTATAAAAAGGTTTGGGAATAATGACCCGATAGCGATTGATGAAAATAACATAATCATAGAGGGACATGGTCGTTTATATGCTCTTAAAAAGTTAGGCTATAAAGAGGTTGAAGTTATAAGGCTTTCTCATTTGAATGAACAACAAAAGAAAGCATATATTTTAGCACATAATAAATTAACGATGAACACAGATTTTGATTTAGATAAATTGAAATTAGAATTGCTAGATATAACAGAGTTTGATATGTCAGAATTTGGTTTTGAAGATTTTGAAATGGAAGATGGAATTGAAGAAACGGAAGAACAACTTGAAGAGGTTTTGAGTTCAATTGACGAAAATAAAAAAGTCGATATTCAGTTGGGAGATATGTTTCGATTAGGAAATCATATTTTAATGTGTGGAGATAGTTACAATAAAGTTGAAGTTTTAAAATTAATTAATAATAAAAAAATAGATTTACTTTTAACTGATCCACCATACAACTTAAACTATTCCGGGGGGGGTTGCTTTGAAAAAAGCACAAAAAAAGTTAAGGAAAGAATAAAGGATATTATAGATTTTGATGTAGAAAATTTAAGATATATAAAACATTTTGATATAGGAAGTTTTTATTTTTTTACATCAAAAGATTCAATAAAAGATTATTTAAATTTATTTTCAGAATATAAATTTAATATTCTAACTTGGAATAAAAACAATGTTATTCCAATGGTAAATAATAATTTTTTACCAGATACAGAATATATTTTATATTTCTATAAAGATAAAAGAATTTGGAATAATGGGTTAAAACCCATTGATATATACAAAAAATATTATATATCAAGTATTCAATCAGGAAAAGTTTCAGCAGGAGGCAACCTTCATCCTACAATAAAGCCATTGGAACTCATAAAAAATAAAATTTTAATTTCAAGTAATGAAGATTCAATTGTTTTAGATTTATTCGGAGGTTCAGGAACAACGTTAATAGCCTGTGAAGAATTAAATAGGCAATGTTTTATGATGGAGTATGACCCGACTTATGTTGATGTAATTATAAAACGTTGGGAAAACTTAACGGGAGAAAAAGCTATAAAATTAAACTAAAGGAGGTGTGGTATGGAATTTAAGAAAGTAAAACGAGATTTAATCAAAAAAATGAAAAGCGTAGGAACTTATGACAAGTCTTTTGATGAAATAATAAATTTAACTGCTAATATATTGATTGATTTAGAAACTGCAAAACAAAACTTTGAAAGTTCAGGTTCTAAAATGGTTGTTATGCATACAAATAAAAATGGCAGTAAAAATTTAGTTAAAAATCCTTTTTATTTATCAATCGAAAAATTAAGAGATGATAGCATTTTATATTTGAGAGAACTCGGACTTACACCGACAGGGCTTAAGAAAATAAAGAATACAATAGATTTAGAACCACAAGAGCCGAGCAAATTAGATTCCATACTCGCAGGACTTGGATAAAATCAATGATTTGGATAAAATTAATGACTTAGAAGTTTTAAATTTTATAAATGGAATAGAAAGTGGTTCTAAAATTGTAAATGAAGAGCAAAAGCAAATGATTGCTCGTTTTAAAAAAGACTTAGTAAATGAGCACTATGAATTTAAAGTTGAAGAGGCTGAATTTGTTATAAAACTTATACAAGGTACGATAGTGAATGTTCAAGGAGAGGATATTAGAGGAGTACCCTTAATGAGAAAACCTTTAAAATTAATACCTTGGCAAAAGTTTTGCATATATAATATATTAGGTTTTTATCATAAAGGCACGATATTAAGGCGATTTAAAGAAGTTTTTATATTCATACCTCGTAAAAACGGAAAAACAAGTTTTATCGGCTCTTTAGCGTGGGCATTGGGAATACTTAGTAGAAAATCGGGAACTAAAATATACATTGTTGGAGACGTTTTAAAACAATCATTAGAAAGTTTTGATTTTATAAAAAAGAATATCGAAGAAATGGGAGAAACTAAAAATTTTAAAATTAGAGATAACTCATTCGGGCATACAATCGAAAGAAAATTCGCTGATGGCTTTATGAAAATAGAGGCTTTAGCAGGTAATTCGGATAGTCAAGACTCGCTGAATAGTAATATACAAATATGTGATGAGTTACACGCATACAAAACTCCAAAAAAATACAATGTAATTAAAGAATCGGGAAAGGCTTATGCTAATAAATTGTGCATCGGGATTTCAACTGCAGGGGATAATGTGAACTGGTTTTGTGGGCAAAGAGTTAAATATTGTCAAAAGGTATTATCCGGACAACTTGTAGATGAACAGTTATTTATTTTTATAGCAAAAGCAGACAACGAAAAGAAGTATGATGATGAAATAGAAATCATAAAAGCTAATCCGTCCGTTAACGAAACGATAAGTCTTGAAAGCTTAAAAAATGATGCATACCAGGCAAGAAATGACCCTCAGCAAAGAAAAGACTTTTTAGCAAAATCATTAAATATATTTACAAATAGTGTTAAAGCATATTTTGATATATCAGAATTTTCAAGTTCAGATGAAAAATATAACTGGACTCTTGATGATTTACTAAAATTAAATATAAACTGGTATGGAGGAGCTGACCTTTCAAAACTTCACGACCTAACGGCAACTGCTCTGTATGGAAATTATAATGGTGTTGATATTTGTATAACACACGCATTTTTCCCACGAGCTAGGGCTCATATTGTAGCAGAAGAAAATAGCATACCACTTTTTGGTTGGGAAGATGATGGGAATTTAACAATGAGTGATACAGAAACAGTATTATTTGATGATGTAGTCAATTGGTTTTGTATGATGAGAGATAAAGGTTTTAAGATTAGACAAGTCGGCTTTGACAGAAAGTTTGCAAATGAATTTTTTAATAAAATGAAAAAGAAAAAATTCAAGATGATAGATGAGCCACAGGTCTATTTCAAAAAATCACAAGGCTTTAGAAGAATAGAAATGAAAGTAAAAAATAAAGAATTTTATTATCTTCATTCACTAGCTTATGAGTATTGTGTATCTAATGTTAAAGCAGTTGAAAAAGTTGATGATGCGGTCCAATATGAAAAAGCAGACCCGACACAAAAAATCGACTTATTCGATGCAAGTGTATTTGCTTGTATGAGAATGATAGAAGACGGAGATAAGACTGCAAATTTAGATAATTGGATAAATCAAAAGTAAAGGAGGTGTGAAATGGGAATTTTTGATAGGTTTAGAAAAAAGGAAAAAAGAGAACAGGATAAAAAGAAAGTTGGTTTTTATATAAATCAAAGGGGAGCTTATGATTTTTATATTGACGGATATACTCCAATCGGAGATAGTCCAGAGTTTGAAACTGCGATAAATAAAATTGCTGATTTAGTTTCTAATATGACCATTCATCTTATGCAGAATACAGATAAAGGAGATATAAGGGTCAAAAATGCACTTGCTAAAAAGATTGATATATCACCTTGTAACTTTATGACAAAAAAAGCTTGGGTTAAATTTATAGTAAAAAATATGATTAAAAATGGGAATGCAGTTGTATTTCCTTTTTTTGATGAAAATGGATATATTGAAAATCTAGTACCAATCAATACAAGAAATATTGATTTTGTATGGGATTATGAAAAACAAGACTATTATATGAACTTTGAGGGAACGAGATATTATTCAGGAGAGTTCATTCATTTTGTTTTAGAACCGGATGAAGAGGAAAGTTTTAAAGGAAGAGGCTATAGAATATCACTCACAGATATAAATGATGCGTTAAAAATGGCTACAGAAACAAAGAAAAGTTTTTTAAAAGGGAAATATATGCCTAACTTAGTTATAAAAGTTGACTCTAACTCGGAGGCTTTAGAAAGTGAAGAGGGAAGAGAACAATTTGAAGAAAAATATCTAACTAGAAAAGAAAATGGGCGACCTTGGATAATACCTGCAGAGATGATGGAAATTAACCAAATAAAACCGCTTACAATTAATGATTTAGCTTTAAATGATAGTGTTGTACTAGATAAAAAGACGGTAGCGAGTATGTTAGGAATACCCGCTTTTTTCTTAGGAGTTGGAAATTTTAACAAACAAGAATATAACAATTTCATTAATACAACTATCATGAGTTTTGGAAAGATTATTGAACAAACTTTAACTAAAGCATTGATATATAGTCCGGATTTATACTTTAGATTAAGTCCAAGGAGCTTATATTCTTATGATATTTCAGAAATAGCAAATATCGGAATGAGTATGTACACAAGAGGACTTGTGTATGGTAATGAAGTTAGAGATTGGGTCGGAATGACACCACTTGATGAACTTAACAAACTTGTAATTTTAGAAAATTACATACCTGCTGACAAAATCGGCGACCAAAACAAATTGAAAGGGGGTGGAGATAATGGAGAAGAGGAGTAGTAACTTAGATTTGCAAATTAGAAGTGAGCCTGAAAGTAATAAAAAAATTATTGAGGGATATTTCATAGTCTTTGATGAAGAGACAGAACTTTATCCCGGATATTTTGAAAAAATTTCAAGAACGGCAATTTCTAATTTAGAAAAAAAAGATATTAGAGCATTAATAAATCACGAAACAGAGCTTGTACTTGGACGAACAATAAACGGAACTTTAAAATTAAGAATAGACCAAAAAGGGGTCTTTGGAACAATAGAAATTAACGAAAAAGACACTGATGCAGTTAATCTTTATGAAAGAGTTTTAAGGGGAGATGTAACTCAATGTAGCTTTGGTTTCTTTATAAACAAAATTGAAGAGGACTGGAGTGATGATGGAGTTTTGAAAACGACATTAACAGATATAGATTTATTTGAAGTTTCGGTTGTAACATTCCCCGCTTACGAGCAAACAAGCGTTAGTGCTAGACAAAGGTTAGAAAATGCAAAAGCAGAAAAACTAAATTCAAGAAAAAAATATTTAAAGGAGAAGTTAAAAAATGTTAAGAATTAAATTACTTAGAAAAAAATTAGAAAACTTAATTGAAGAAAGAGATAGCTTTAATGAAGAGCTTGAAAATTTGAATAAAAGGTCAGAGGAATTAGAAACAGAAATTGATAAGGCAAATGATGAAGAGGCACTTAGAAAAGTAGAAGAAGAGATTGATGAAAACCAAAAGGAAATTGAAGAGCTTGAAAATAAAAAAGCTGAAAAAGAAAAAGAAATTGAAGAAATAGAAAAACAAATTGAAGAACTTCAAAGAAAAGCACCAAAATTTAAAGAAGGAGAAAAAAGAGATATGAATTTAGAAGAAAGAAGAAAGTCTGTAGAGACTTTCATTAGAAGTAAAGGAAATATAAGGGATGATAGCATTAAAACAACAGATGTTGGAGTTTTAATTCCTAAAGATATTTCAAATAAAGTAACAGAACAAAAAAGCAAGGTTATAGACCTTTCTAAATATGTTACAGTTGTTAAAGTAAACACAGGGGCAGGTAAATATCCAATCTTAAAGAAAACAAAAGCTAAATTGTCAACTGTTGAAGAACTAACTAAAAATCCCAATTTGGCAAAACCTGACTTTTTAGAAGTTGACTGGAAAGTAGATACTTACAGAGGAGCTATTCCAATTTCACAAGAAAGCATTGATGATTCAGAAGTTGATTTATTAGGTTTAATTGAAAGACAAGCTGAAATTCAAAAAATAAATACAAAGAATTTCAAAATTGCAGAAATTTTAAAAACATTTACTTCTAAAGAATTTACAAAATTAGACGAAGTAATCACTTTATTAGATGTTGATTTGGATATAGCTTATAGCAGAACAGCTATCATGACTCAAACATTCTTTAACAAATTACACATTATAAAGGACAAAATGGGAAGATATATGTGGGATACAAGCCTTATTTCAAATAGTCAAAACGAATATATCCCTGTTGAAATTGAAATCGTACCTGATGAACTTTTAGGAAATAAGGGAGAGGCAAAGGCATTTATCGGAGATGTAGAAAGTGCAATTTTATTAACTGACAGAAAAGATTTATCAGTAAAATGGTTAAATCACGAAATCTATGGAGAATATTTACAAGCAGGTTTAAGATTTGGAGTTACTAAAGCTGATACAGAATCAGGGTTCTTTGTAACTTTAAATTTAGCAGAGGTTTAAAAATAAAAAAAGATATTCACTGAGCACAAAATTGAGCTCAGTGAATTATCTCAAAAAAGGAGTAAATTATGTATAAAGTAATACACGATTTTGTAGATAAAGATGGTATTTTTTATAACATTGGAGAGTTCTATCCATTTTTCGCAATAGAAGTTGATGAAAAACATATAGAATATCTTTTAAGTGAAAAAAATAAGCTAAAAAAACCGGTTATAGAAGAAATAAAAAACGAAACGGAAGACGTGGAGATAGAAGATGGAAATACTTCAGATAGTGAAGAGTAAACTTGGAATATCTTCAAATGTTAGAGATACACTTTTAAATCACATTATAGATTCAACAAAAATTGAACTACAAGAAGAACATAATTTAATTACAGGAGAAGAAGATACAGATTTAGTATCTTCTTTTTTGATTGATTATGTATGCTTTAAGTATCAAAACAGAGATTATAAAGGAGTGCCTCGTTACTTACAATTTAGATTACACAATTTAAAAGTAAATAGGCTAAAGAAAAAATAATGAATACTTTTGATTATGAAATTTCTTTAATCAAAGAAATTATTACAAAAAATAAATACAAGCAAGAAAAAATTGAGCGTCAAGAGAAAAAAGTTTTAGCGATAAAAAAATCAGTTGGAAGAGATGATTTTTTTAAAGGGAAAAACGTTGATTTACAGCTTGATATTACTTTAGTTATAAATGAGTTTGAATATGAAGATGAAAAAGAACTTATATTTGAAAACAAAAATTATAAAGTTGTTAGAACTTATAGCAGAAATGACGGTTTAATAGAACTTACTTGTGAAGAGGTCAAATTAGTCTAATGAAAGTAACGGATTTTGAAAAAGCTGTTAATGATATTTTAAAAGCAGAAATCGGCTTAGTAAATGATAAAGTTCGTGAAATTGCTGGTAAGGTAGCAAAAGAAACAGTACAAGATTTAAAATCATCTGCACCAATTAGGACAGGAAAATATCGCAAGTCTTTTAGAATTACTGAAAGTGAGTATGGAACGCCTATTGTTCACTCAAAAAAGCATTATCGACTTACACATTTACTTGAGTTTGGACACGATATTATAAAAAACGGAGTTAGAGTTGGAAGAACGAGAGGAATAATTCACTGGGCAAATGCTGAAGAAAAAGGGATTAGAGAGTTTGAAAAAAGAATAAAAGAGGCAATTGAAAATGGATAAAATTTTAGAGATATTTGAAGAGTTAAAAATGGAAATTCGATATATAAATACTAAAGAACATTTAAAAGTGCCTTATGCGATTTATCATAGACTAAAAGACGCGAAGATTTTTGCAGATGATAAAATTTATTGTAAAAGGTTCAATGTTAATGTTGAAATATATTTTAGTGATTTAGAAAAAGAAAGAGAATTTGAAGAAAAACTTGAAAGAAAATTAGAAGAAAATAGATTTGGATTTATTAAAAGTGAAGATATTACAATTAATGAAGAAGTCTATTTAGTTAATTATGAAATAGGAGGCATAGAATAATGGCTGAAAAAGAAAATAAAATTGAATTTGGCGTTGAGAATTTACACTTAGCGATTTTAAAAGATGAAAAAACTTACGAAATACCTGAACACATTTTAGGAACTGTTAATATAAAACTTAATGCTAAAGGAGAATTAAAAACAATTTATGCAGATAATGGTGTATATTTCTCTTTAGCATCAAACAATGGTTATGAGGGAGAATTACAAATTTATAACTTTACTGATGAATTCAAAGAAAAATACTTTGGATTTATAAAAGACGGAAATGGTGTTTTAGTTGAGCCGAGCGTTTTAAATCCGAAACCGGTAGCAATGGCATTTAAAATTCTAGGAGATGAAAAAGACAGGGCTTCTGTTTTATATAACTGTACATTTGAAAAACCTGATTTCGAATGGAAAACATTAGAAGATAAATTAGATGTACAAGTTATGAAGATAAAATTCAAAGCTACACCTAAGGCTTTTGAAAATTTTGATAAAAAGGTCGTACAATCTTCAACAACTAATGAAGAACTTAAAAAGACTTGGTTTACAAAAGTTTATATTCCATCAAAAGAAAAAACAATAAGTGTATAGGAGGAGTTTATGCTAACAAAAACTATTAAATTTTTTGATAAAGATTTAAAGATAAATACATCGGCGATTATACCGATTAAGTATAATTTTGAATTTCACAAAGATATAAATGATTTACTAAATAAATTAATGACATTCGGTTTATCTGTAAAAAACGATAAAGATAAAAAAGATAAAAAAGATAATTTTAAAAATATGGATTTTAATCTTTTAACAGATAGTATAGAGCTAGCTTATGTAATGTTAAAATATGCAGACAATTCAAATTTTGAGTATAAAGATTATGAAGATTTCTTGTCAAATTTTGAATTTATGGATTTAGCGACAAAATCAGTTGAGATAGTTGGAGAATATATATCTTCTAAAAAGGCGACATATCCACCAAGAACTAAATCAAAAAAAAACAAAATGAAAGGGAGATAACATACTCCCTTTTTTTGCTTAGAATTATGGAATTGGGACTTAATATAAAAGATTTAGAGGAGTTAACTGAAGGTATGATTTTTGATATTATAGACGAAAAAATGATAGATACAGCAGAATATGATGAAGATATTTATTTAGTAAATAACAATGCTAGTTTAGACGACTTCTTCCCGATTTCATAAGTGAGGTGGTAAAATGGCAGGAAGAATTAAAGGTATTACTATTGAGTTTGGGGGAGATACCGTCAAACTTGAGAACGCATTAAAAACTATAAATCAATCTAGTAAAAATGTTCAAAATAAATTAAAGGACATAAACAAATTATTAAAGTTTGACCCGAAAAACTCTGATTTATTAAAACAAAAACAAGAGGCTTTAGGGAAAGCTATTGATACAAGCAAAGAAAAATTAAATAAGTTAAAAGAAATAGAAAAAGAACTTGCAAAAGACCCCGGGCAAAAAGAAAAGTGGGAAATTGTAAAGCGAGAAATTGCTGAAACGGAAAATCAACTTAAAAGCTATAAAGCACAACAAATTAAGTTGAAAGAAGAAATGAGCGTTTTTCACAAAGTTGGAGAACAAGTAACAAAAGTCGGAGACGGATTTGAACAAGCCGGGAAAAAATTATTACCTGTTACAGCGGGGATAAGTGCATTAAGTTATGCGAGTAAAAAGGCTTGGGATGAAGTCGATGAAATGCTTGATATTGTTGTAACCAAAACTGGGGAAACGGGCGATAATTTAAAAGAATTGCAAGGAGTTGCAAAAGAAGTTTTTAAAAGTGAAGTAGCACCGTCAGCAGTTGATGCAGGAAACGCAGTCGGAGAACTTAATACTCGTTTTGGATTTACAGGAGACATATTAAGAGATGCAAGTATAGACTTTTTGAAATTTGCAGAAGTAACAGGGCAAGATGTTAATAGTGCAGTTATAAATGTATCAAGAGCAATGGGTGATGCAGGGATAGATGCAAAAGATTATAAACTTGTATTAGACCAATTAACAGTAGCTGGTCAAAAATCAGGAATTGAAGTTGGAAAATTAACTGAAACATTAACAAAGTTCGGAGCACCTATGAGGCAACTTGGCTTTGATACAAAAGAAAGTATTGCATTATTTGCATCTTGGGAAAAAGCCGGAGTTAATACCGATATAGCCTTTAGTGGTATGAAAAAAGCAATCGGTAACTGGGCGAAAGAAGGTAAAGATGCAAAAGTTGAATTTAGAAAAATGCTTGATGAAATACAAAAAGCACCAACACTTGCAGACGCAACAACAAAAGCAATAGAAGTTTTCGGGCAAAAAGCAGGACCGGATTTAGCTGATGCAATAAAAGGTGGTCGTTTTGAATTTAATGAAATGACAAAAGCATTAGAAGAAGGTGGAGGGTCTTTAGAGACAACTTTTGAAAACACAAGAGACCCTATCGATAAAATGAAACAAGCTTTTAATAATATAAAAGTTACGGGAGCAGAACTTGCAGAGGTTGCTATGCAAGTATTAGCACCTGTTTTTCAGAACTTAGCAAATAAAGCAAAAATGTTAAGTGATTGGTTTTCTAAATTAACAGACAAACAAAAAGAAATGATTGTTAAAATTTTAGGAATAGTCGCAGCGGTAGCACCTGTTCTTATTGTTTTAGGAAAATTAACTCAAGGGATAGGCAAAACGATAGATTCTTTTAGTAAAATACATTCAACGATTTCTAAATTATCAAGTGTCGGTTCTAAACTTAGAGGTGGAATAACAAGAATATTTGCTCTTGTTAAAGCACATCCTTTCGTAGCGATAGCAGTCGCAATCGCTGCACTTGTTGCAGGACTTATTTATGCTTATAAAAATTGTGAAAAGTTCAGGAATATAGTTGATAAGGCTTTTAAAGTATTAGCTAAAACATTTGAAAGTTTTATGAAAGTAGTAACTAAAGGTTGGGATGTGATAAAAACAGCGTTTCAAGTTGCTTGGAATACAGTCATAAATCCGATAATAACATGGATAGGGCAAAAAATACAAGGCTTAAAAGAGTCTTTTAATAGCTTTAAAACGAATTGTGTAAATATATTTAAAACAACATGGAATGTAATAAAAACAGTTTGGGATACGTTTTGGGCAGTATTTGAATCTGTTTTTAAAGTAGCTTGGGAAGTTTTAAAAGTTGCTTTTGAAACAACATTTAATTTTATAAAAACTATCTTCACTACAGTATGGAATAAGATAAAAACAGCTTGGGATGTATTCTGGGCGGTCTTTGAGCCAATTTTTAAAACAGCTTGGGAAGTTTTAAAAGTTAATTTTGAAATAACGTTTAATGTTATAAAAACTATTTTCACGACCATTTGGAATAATATAAAAATTGTATTTGAAACAATTTTAGGAGTTATAAAAGGAATTTGGGATATATTTGCAGGAATATTTACTGGAGATTGGAATAGAGTTTGGGAAGAAATAAAAGGAATATTCTCATCAATTTGGAATGGGATAAAAAATTTGTTTTCAAATCTGTTAAATGGAATGTGGGATTTAGCAAAGAATATATTTAACGGTTTAGTCGGCTCTGTGAAATCAATTTTCGGACAAGTTCCGGGTGCGATTTCAGATATTTGGAATGAAGCGGTTGAGTTTTTAGAAAGTATAGATTTAGTAGGCATAGGCGAAAATATAATTCAAGGACTTATAAATGGGATTGGTTCAATGGGAGGAGCGTTAGTCAGTGCTGCAAGAAACATAGCAAATAGCTTTATAGGTTCTATTAAATCGTTCTTTGGTATAAACTCTCCCTCAAGAGTTATGGCAGGATTTGGTGTCAATATAGGAGAGGGACTTGTTAATGGTGTTGATGAAATGCAAGATAAAGTAAATGAAAGCGGTAAGCAAATTTCAAATGCTTTTACAAAAGGATATGAAGAAAGACAAAAGAACTTCAAAAACAAAATAACAGGAACTTATGACTTAAGTGCTAATAGTAATGTTTTATCTAAATTCAATCAAGCGATACAAGAGTTTAACAATCTAAAAAATAACTTAAATATAACAGTTGTTTCAGAGCTTGACGGAAAAGCAATAGCAAAAGGCACTTGGAAATATACAGATGGTTATCAAGGAATGAATATGAAAAGATTAAGGAGTGTTAAAGCGTAATGGATATAAAAGAATTAAAAACTAAATACAATGTATTAGAATTTACAATCAATTATAAAAATTCAGATTACACTCCTGAATTTTTTAAAAACCGATTAAAATCAAGTGAAGAAAACTTTTATAAAATAGATATAAATTGCTTTTTAGAAGTTAATGACAATTTGATTTTTAATGTAAATAGATTAAAAGAATTATTTAAAAATATAACACTAACAGATGATGAAAAAGAATATGATGTATTTTTAGACAGTTGTTCTGACATAGAAGTTGAAGAGGATAGCATTATACTTGTAACTTTTTCTTGTAACGGAAAAATTTTTAGAAAAAGAGTAAAAAGAAAAATGCAAACTGGAGAAAAAATTGTATTTAATTCTGTTAGAGATATAAGGTTAAATTTTTCACTTAGTCCAACAAACGAAGTTTCTGAAAAGAAAGTAATATTAAATCAATTAACTTTTACATTTAACACAAAAACTGGTTTTGAAATAAATTCGGAAAAAGGTAAAATAAAAAATTTAATAAAATGGGATTTTTATGAGTTTCCAAAAAGCAAAAATAAAGAATTTATTTTAAATTTATCGGGAATTGAAGAAGTTAATATTGATTATAGAGAGGAGTTATAATTATGATTTTAAATTTTTTTAAAACTAAAAATAAACTTCTTGAAAAAGATTGTAAAATCACATATCAGTATGACGGATTGATAACTTTAGAATTTGAAAAAGACGAAGATGAAGAGGTTCTATGTGAAGAACCTTTTTTCATCTCTAACGAAAATCAATTCATAGTAAAAAATATTGATGAAAATACAATAACTTGTGAGCTTGATTTCACAAGTTTAAAAAAAGATTTTTTTGTCGGAGAAAAGAAGTTTGATTCTTTAACACTTAACGATATATTACATCAGCTTTTAGATAAAGTTAATTGGACTATAAGAAATGCACAATCAATAAAATCAAGAAGAACTTTAGAGGTCGAAGATGAAAGTTTATTAAGTGCAATTTTTAAACTTGAAAAGTTATATGATTGTACTTTTGAATTTGATTGTAAAAACAAAATCTTAACAGTAGTGGATGAGGGAAGAAAGAGAGATTATAACATTTCTAAAGATATAAATTTAGAAGATTTTATAATCAAAAAAGACACTTTCGAACACTATACAAGAATTTATGGTTTTGGAAAAGACAATATGACTTTTGAAAGTATCAATGGTGGAAAAGAATATGTTGAAAATACAAAATATAATCAAAATATAATACCTGCAGTTTTTCGTGATGATAGATTTACAGATAAATTGAATTTAAAAAAGCATTGTGAAGAGCTTTTAGAAAAATATTCTAAACCTTTAATTGAGTATGAATTGTCTATCGTAGAATTGGACGGCATAAAACTAAAACTTCACGATATAGTTACTTTTTTAAACCATAAAACAAAAAGAAAAGAAGAGCATAGAATTATAGAATATACAAGATATACTGAAGATGAAACAAAAAGCGAAATCAAATTTATAAATAGAGCGACAAATTTATCTGAATTTATAACACATCAACAAGATACAATTACAACAGAAATTCAAAAAGAAATTGGTAAGTATGATTTTAAAACAAAATTTGATGAAGATATAAAAAAAGCAACAGCAAGATTTGAAAAACTTTTGCTATTCGGTCATAAAATTGAAACAGAAAACGGAACTTATTATGTTGACCAACTTCCAAAAGAAAACGCAAAAAATGTCCTCAGAATTGGACTTGGTGGAATAATGGGAAGTTCTAATGGTTGGGACGGACCATATTCTTTATCGATAGGAAATGACGGAAGTATCAATGCGGATAGAATTTTAACAGGCTTTTTAGATGTTGACAGAATTAAAGCTAACTCAATAACTGCAGATAAACTAACAGTAAAAGCAAGGGAAGAATTAACAAATGGATTTGTAACGGAAGAACAACTTACAGAATTAAAAGTTAAACAAAATGAAATTGAAACTTTGATTTCAGAAACAACGGCTATTATTGAAAATTTAATAAAAAACAAAACTGTAACGGTAAATAAAAATAATTCTTTTAAAGAGGTTATTAATTTAGAAAAAGGAAAGGCATATAATTTTAAATTTTCAAGTAAGGGTAATTGTGAGGTTTATGTAGTCTTTACATATAAAGATGATAAAAGACGTTATAAATATAAATATCCTAAAAAGTTTATTGATAAAAGGCTGATAGGTGGGAAGTATTCATCAACTTTTTATTCTAATCATATATTGTCTTTTAAAGTGCCTGAACAATACAAAGAAAGTTATATAATCTATAAAGGTATTGAAGATAGCGAAATAAAAGATATTTCATTGGGCGAACACATTGGTCAATATAATGCAGATAGAATAACACGTTTAAAGCAAGATTTAGACGGCTTTAAATTAACGGCTGAAAATAACATAAATAAGGTTAAAAGTGAATTTAATGTAAAAGCTGATGAAATAAGTAGTAAAGTTAAAAATGTTGAGAATAAAATTTCAACTGAAATAGCACAATCGACAAACGAAATAAAATCAACTGTTAAAGAGATGAAAGAGGATTTAAAGCAATTTAAAAATCTTTGTAAAGAAAGCACTAAAGAAATAAACGGTAATGATATATATTTTGATTGTGAAAAGTTGTTAAAAGGTCAAAAATACAAGGTTGTTTTTAAAGCTAAAGATATACAAAATAATGCAGATTACAAAGTATATAATTCAGATATGAATTATAGAAAAATATCAGAAAATAACGCTTGGGTTTTTACTCCTAGTCAAGATATAACACAGCTTAATCTTTACAACGGTGGTGGTAGCAATCCAAAAGCCAATATATATGATGTGCAGATATTTAAGCTAAATGATGACCCTAGACTTGAAGAATTAAAGTCGGAAATAAAGCAAACGTCAACAGAAATTAGCCTAAAAGTTTCTAAAAAAGATATTGTTTCAGAAATCAATCAATCAGCTGAAGGTGTAAAGATAAGAGCTAATAAAATTGAACTTGACGGAGATGTTATAGCAAATAAGCTAACATCTAAAAGACTGTATGGAAACTATATCGACGGAGCTGTAATAAACGGTGGAATTATAAAAATAGGGAATTATGGATATTTTAGACCGAATTCAAGTGGTTTTGTTGCAGTCGCTCCTAGAAACAAATATGCAGATGACGGGATAGGAATGCAATTAAGTGGTAACGACGATAGTTCCCCAAGTGGAATTTTTCTCTTTGAAAGTAACAATATATCTCAAGGTGGTTCACACGATATATCACAAAAAGAGTTATTAACTGTATGGGGTGCAAATGCAATGGCTTTTAAGTATAATGGTCGTTGGCAAAAAGAAGGAAAGGCAGTTTGTACAAATAAATACAGGAACTCTGTAATTAGTTTTAGCAACGTCAATATGTATGCGGTAGCTTCAATTTGCTATGGAGATGACGGCGAACTCTATTTTGATGACGGAACGGAAGGCGCAACTCACGGTTGGTTTGTAAAAGTTGATAGAAGTTATTCAGATATAAGACTTAAAAAAAATATAAAGATTTGTAAAGAAAGCGGACTTGATTTAATCAAAAAAATAAATTTTAAATCTTTTGCTTGGAAGAAAAAAGCTAAACGAAAGCAAAAAAAATATACTAAAATAGGTATTATAGCACAAGAGTTGGAAAAGATTGATGATAGTTTAGTTTATACAGAACCTAACGGGACAAAATGTATTGATGATTTTAGACTTTTGGCAGTTACTACAAAAGCAGTACAAGAATTAAGTAAAAAAGTTGAGGAGCTTCAACTTAAAATAAAGCAATTAGAAGAAAGGTAGGTACAATATGAGTAAAATTACACATATTATAGCAACGAAATTTGGTGGAGAATGGGACATTAGAGCAATGAGAGATGATTTTCAAGAAATCAAAACTAATGTAAAAGATGAATTTAAAGAAAATTTTGAAAGTTTTGTAAACTCTTTAGAAGAAATTAAAACTGAAAAAGAAATTGAAAATGAAATGAAAAACGAGTTATTAAGTAAGATAACTGAAAATTCAAGTGATGAAGAAAAGTATAAAAACTTAAAATTCTATGATAAGTGGCAAGACAGAAAGAGATATAAAATAGGTGCTATTGTAAAACAATTTGTAGCTAATGAGGAATTTTTATTTAGGTGTAAAAAAGAACACGAAAGCGATTATGGTATAATGCCGACTTTATCGACTGAACATTGGGAAAAGATACCTAACGGAAAAGAAGAACCGCCACGCAATCCACTTTTACCAAAAGAAAAGCCAGACCTTTATAATAATGAAAAAACTTATAAGAAAGGTACAGAGTTAGAAAGCGACAGATATTGTATTTTTAATGACAAAGTTTATGAATATGTTGGAGATGAGCCAGCAGATGGTAAAAGTCCATTTTCTTTTCCACAACTTTGGAAAGAAATAGGTAAATGGCAAGACTAATGAGGGAGTTTATAACTCTCTCTTTTAAGTTAGAAAGGGGGTAGCAAATGGCATTACAACCAATCAATATTAGGGTAAGTGATGATGTCGAAAATTATATAACGGCTGAAATGGACGCTAAAATTTATTCACAGTTAGTCAGCGAGGGAATAGCTAAAGACGTTGGAAATGCTTGTAAGGTAGTAATTGGCGAAAATGATATAAAAATTCAAAATGGACTTTTTAATATTCAAGGTTACTTTGCAAGTATAAAAGATTTTCATAGCATATCAAAACCAGTTCAAAATGATTTTTATGTAAAAGCTAAATTTGTAAAAGGTGTATCTCAAGATGAGTTTACAATTTATACTGATACAAATAAAGATTTAGTTCAACAAGACTTGTTCAACGGTGGTACTATAAGAGAGTTACTTATAGCAGAGGTACGCAATAAAAACGAAGTTACAATGCACAATGTAAATTTATCTTTAGCAGAAATGAGGAACGCTTTACAGAATATCTTAGAAGTTGAAAGTCAAAGAGTACAAGCTGAAAAAGAAAGAATTGAAAAAGAAATAGAAAGACAAAAAAATTCAACACAAGTTATATCAAGAGTTGAGGGACTTATACAAGCTCTATCTCAAACGGATAGCAATTTAAAAAAAGAAGAACAAAAAAGAGTGCAAGCCGAAAATTCGAGGGAGGAAAAAATATCAACTTATACCCAACAACTTGAAGCTTTAAAACAAGTTAAAAACTCAGTTGATGAACTACAAAGAACATTAAACGAGCAAGTGCAGACAGCAACGGGTAAAATTGATGAAATGACAAGACTTAACACTTTATTAACTGAATCGGAAGATAAAAGAAAACTATCAGAAACCGAAAGAGAAAAAAAGATAGCTGAATTTGATAAGTTAGTAAAGAGTTTTGACGGTACTAAAATTTCACAGGAGATAGAATATTTAAAAAGCAATTTAGAACACATACAAACATATGAAATAATGTCATTAAAAGATAGAATGATACCATTAGAAACATTTTTAGCAACCGCGAATGAATCAATACCAATAACACTTTTAACGCAACTTAAACTTTTCTTAGGCGATGATTTAGAAGATTTGAATATTGGTAACGATAAATTTTATGCTTTAAAAAATGTAGATGGAAAGTTATGTATCGTAAGAGGTACAATGGATGAGTTACAAGATTTTACAACAACGCAACAAGGAGGTTAAAATGGCTTTAGAGAAAATAACTATAGCAACAGAAGAAAAACAAGATAAAATTTTACAAGACATTTCTTTAGTAAGTTCAAGTGTAAATCAACTTGCACAAAAAACAGTTGATACTTCAAACTTAGCAGATAAAAGCGATATAGAAAAGATGAAAAATTTAATTGAATATATAAGTGCAAACTCTCTTTTACAAGTAAAAAAAAGTAGCGTTGAAGAAACAAATTGTAAGTATCTTTTGATAGCGATTACAATCAATCATTCAAGTAGTGGTTTTAAATCTATCACAGCGAAAGAAGTATCAGGCGAATCAATACCAAGATATAAATTTCCAGAATATATAAATACTAATTATCATATAACAATAGGTAATTCCTCATTTTACGTGTTTAAAAAATGTATTATTGTAACCGAGTTCCGAATGGACTATTTTGAAAGTGCATTAATGTTAAAATTGTCGGAGTAAAAAAATGGATAAAGATTTTATAATAAATGAACTTGCTTTAAAGATTGCACAGCTTGAAGTTGAAAAAGCATTTTTAAAAAGCGAAAATCAAGACTTAAAAGCAAAATTACAAGAAAAAGAAAAAGATAACGAAGTAAAGGCATAGTATAGCATTAAAAAACAAAAATAATTAAAAATAGGCTATATTTTAAGCTAAATGTTGAAATTTCAATGCTTGAGAAAAGGAAAGGTGATTGAGTTGTGGATTTAAGTACAATATCAATAGTTTTAAGTATAATAGGGAGTACAATTGCTTTAATAAAGATGATAGGTAAACCTATTATGCAAATTTTAAAGTTACAAGAAAAGCAAACAAATGGTATAAGATGTTTGCTTAGAAAAGAAATTTTTGAAATAATAAATCGTGTTACAGAAAGAGGATATATTTTTCAAGATGAACTTGTATCACTTAGAAAACTCTTTATCAATTATAAGGAGTTAAAAGGAAATGGAATAGTAGATAAAATGGTAGAAAGTGCTTTAAGTTTACCATTAAAAAATAAATAATAAGGAGAATGGAAAATATGAAAATTAATTTAAAAGTAAGAATGAAAAATAAGACGTTTGTAATTACAATGCTAACAACTGTAATAGCTTTTATTTATCAAATATTAGCTATGTTTGAAATTGTATCACCTATTAGCAAAGAGCAAGTAACACAAGTTATAATGCTTTTAGTAAATATACTTGTTGGGTTTGGAATTTTAGTTGACCCTACTACAAAAGGTGTATCAGATAGCGAAAGAGCGTTAGGCTATAAAGATTTGGGCGGAAATAAGTAAAATGGTTGCTGAATATATAAAAAGAATGTATAAGGAAGATACAGAGTTATCTGATAAGATTTTTAAAGCAGAAAGAGGACTTAAAACTCTTGATTTAGACAAGAGAGAAAAAGAACTTTTAATATCTCAAGTGCAAAAGATGAAAGCATATCAAGAAGTTTTACAAGCAAGGATAAAATATGCGATTGAAAAAGGAAAGAAATAATATAAGCTGAAAAGTGGTATGTGATAATTAGTTGCATACCACTTTTTAACTAAAGAAGGGGAAAATAACTATGAATAAAAACGACAAAATGATTGGGTGGTTCAAAGAAAGACAAGGCAAAGTAACTTATTCAATGAATAATAGAACAGGTAGTAAGAGTTATGACTGTTCAAGTGCAGTGTATTATGCAGTGTGTGAGGCTTTAGGTTTAAAAGTTGAATATCCAAAGAATACAGCAACTTTACCAGAGTGGCTTTTAAGAAATGGCTTTGAAAGAATTGCTGTAAATAGTGAGTGGACGGCTGAACGTGGAGATATAGTAATTTGGTCTAAACGTAAAGGCGTTGCAGGAGCAGAGGCACATACAGGTATTTTTACAGATAATTCTCATATCATACATTGCAATTATAATGCTAACGGCATAAGCGAAAATACTGAAAATAGCTTGTCAAGTTTATATAATTGGCATTATGAAGTGTTTAGATTAAACGACAACGCCCCTACTTGGCAATCAAATTCCACAGGTTGGTGGTATGAATATTCAGATGGAAGTTATCCGCAAAGTGAATGGGAAAAAATAGACAATGAATGGTACTATTTTGACGAAAAAGGCTATGCTTATCAAAACAAATGGCTTAAGTATGAAAATAATTGGTACTATTTTGATAATAGCTGTAAAATGTGTTTTGGCAAGTGGAAGTACATTCAAGAAACTTGGTATTACTTTGATGATGACGGAATAACTTATCAAAACAAGTGGCTAAAATATAAAGACGATTGGTACTACTTTGATAACAATTGTAAGATGTTGAAAGATACATTTTTCAATGCAGGAAACGAAAGATTTTATGTAAATGGTGAGGGTGTTTGCGATTTGTCTTATACTAAGAAAATCAACAACAAAACTTATGCTTTTGATGATAGAGGAGCTTTGATTGTAAATAAAAAGATTAATGAAAAAGGCGAAATAGAATAGGGGCTATCAAGCCCCTTTTTATTTTTCGAATTTTATTATATTTTCAATATCAAAATTATATTCAGTAGTTGCAAATTCTATTTCTATAAATCCATCTTTTAATTCTTCGACTTCTTCTCTTGTAAAAAATTCATTTTCTATAATTTCTTCAAAAGGAAGAATATCTTCATCTTTATATAAATAAAACTCAACTTTACCATTACAATTTACAAAAGTTTTTAAAATACAATTTTTATTTTCATTAAATACTTCAAATTCACACAATCTATCATTTTCTTTCCAATCAAAATGTGTTCCGTCGTTGCCGTTCATATAACGAATTACACTTTCTTTTTTTAAAATTTCATTTATTTTATCTCTCAATTTAATTAATTGTTCTTTCAT